GATTTCATTAGTGAATTCCTCAGCAAAGTCTGCCTCAGAATCATAAGTTCCACGGTATGCTTCAGCACTGTACTCAACATAAGAGATGTCGTGATAACCTACGAATGCGTCCACAACATCATAACCCAGATTCTCACCTTGCTCCACATACTCAACGTAATAGGAAACAAGATCGTGTTCGGAGTATTGATCAACGAACTCCAGAATGTCATCCAGAGCATAGTTGTCCTCCAGCAGACCGTCGATGAACTCAACAGTCTCAGCAGCAAACACTTCTTTGTAGTTCTCGGTGAAGGTCACGGACATGGTGGTTTTCTCAGGTACGAATGTAATTTAACAGGATTTGAGGCAGTTGTCTAGGGGGTGTGTGCCAGTTCTCAGACTGTCACACCATCACCCATTCAGGTGACTTTTCGACTTTAAATGTGCCCAGCGGACCATAAACAACGGACACAGGATAGGCACTGAATTCTTGAATCACTTCCCAGGTTTCATGATTCACCCGGATGATCACGGCACCATCCATTTCGGGGTCCTGAAGATGAGCATCATAGATTCCGCAAGCATAACCAATTGTGGAAGTGAATGCGAATTCATTAAAGAAACCGTGTTCAGTCTTACCGAAACCGATGACACGATAGGTGGTTTGCATTTGGTGGGTTTCTCAGGTACGAAACCAATATAACCTCACCAGACCCCTCTGTGTGCCCCTCTGTGCCACTTGAAGAACTGGCACAGGGTCTTACCACGCTGGAGGATCTTCTGCTATCTTATAAGGACAATCTGATGAGGGGAGAGGTATCCCTGCCGACGACAATACATCGCCACTCCTCCTGCCATAAAATATTATAATATAACGGAGGCATTATATCAATAGTATAATGCCTGTGCCAGTTATGTAAGTGTCACATTAATAGATATCACCTAGATCTTTGATGCTAGAATGAACTTCTTCGCCGCCTTCGAGTTCTAGTAACTCTTTCCAGTTCATATTCTCTATATCTAAATCATCATAACATTCAATATCTAGCGTGACACGTACTAGACGCTTCTGTGCGATTGACATAGGACTCATGTGCGTTGTTATGGTATTATATCATGCATAGTGACGATATGCAAGTGATTCGTAATCATGTGCATCTCGTGCATAGTCCTCATCTAGATCTAGATCTGATGTATAATACTCGTCTAGATCAACATAATCATTTGTGTATGTATAGTCGAGATCGTAGTCGTCGTACATAAGCTCGTCGAGATTGTATGAACGTTGATAGTATAGCACAGATCTCGACGAGATGCAAGTATGATGTCTCGACGAGAATGTGATAGTATATATGCATTCTCGTCGAGATTTGTGTGGGTCTCGTCTAGATTTGCTGATATTCTAGACTAGATTCTAAGGATTGTCAAGTCCCTGAGCAGTCTTATGTGGGTCTCAGAGTATTTTTGCGGGGGTGGGGCTTGACAAACTGCGAGTCTTATGGTATGCTCGCTTTACTTGCTATAAGATCGGGCATTAAATTATAAGATCGGGCATTAAATTATAAGATCGGGCATTAAATTATAAGATCGGGCATTTAATTACAAGAACCAGAAGCATTTATAAGCATTCTAAAGTATTTAATTAACAAGAAAGAATATTTATAAGTATTCCACAACTTTTTCCACAACACTATCAGTAATATAAGCAAATCATAATAAAAGAGTATACACACAATACTATAGTCGTTCTTTGCAATACTATAATAACATACATACAATACTATAATCGTTCTTTGCAATACACCACATATGGCACAGGGTATAGTATACATCATCATCAACAAAGAAACCGGGCACAAGTACCTGAATTCAACCACACTATCAATGAATAAGGAATGGCAGAATCACATTCTGGCATCAAATAAAATGTCCACTCAACTTATACACAGAGCATTCCGTCAATATGGACTACACAAGTTCATGATTAAACAGATTGATGAATGTGATGAAAATAATCTTGAGGATAAGGTAATTTATTGGTTTGAACAATATAAACCAGAATATAATGATCCTCTACCTAAAAAGAAACCAGAACCAGAACCAGAACCTATTATTGAAGAACCTGTTGCCATAGTAAAAGAAAAGAAATCAACCTGGAGACAGATTCGCCCAGAAGAAAGATCAACCGGTAAATGTTTAAGTATCAGAGTTCAGGGTACACATATTGAAACCGGTGAAGTTAAGGAATGGGAGAATGCCCGTGCGGCAGCATTAGAAATTACAGGAGATAAAAAAAGAAATAGTAACGTATTAAATGCAGCCAAGAAAGGTAATACTTACTATGGATACAGATGGAAAGTATTGGATACAAAGACTCATAAGCGTTCAGTCAAAGGAGTACATAAAGTAACTCACGTTGAAGTTTATTATGAAAGCATTAGTGAGGCAATACGACAAATAGGTGATGGAAGTAACGGAAGTGGTTTGTTAAAGAGTTTGCGTAATCCCAACAAATACACATACAAAGGTTTCTTATGGTACTATGATTAGAATAATTACTTTACTTCTGTTTCATAGTCTCCGATAATTTCAATACTATCCCACTTGTCAGGATACACTAGCATACAAACATCTCTGGATTTATGATCATAAGTTTTAACACAGATCGTAATATACTGACTTGAAATAAATCTTACGACTCCCATATGTTCTTTATATTTGACTGACAGATCCTTGGCAAATATCATCATACAAAGCACATTTCCAGTGATGTTTTCTTCGGTATCATTGCCGAATAAGGAGTAGTATTACCTATATTGACTTGTGTGCCGATTGTCTTTGAATTTACGGGGGCATAGTATTCTTTTTTCTTTGGAGAATAGAAACCCCATACTGTTTTGGTAGGAGCACCAAGATTATAATCAAACTTACGAGTACAACACAACCAAATACGAATGATTCTTGTATTGAACTGTTCGTACTCATAAGAATACTCTTTTGTGGGTGGTTTGTGTGGAAACTCAATCTGTAGTAACATCAGGAACAGCACGAAGAAACTGGGGATTATGCCCTAGGGCAAGATATGATTGAAGTTTTTGATCGCATTCTTCTTTTGTAAGATTAGATGCCGATTCATCAATCAGTGCCCAACCATTTGTAAACATTTCTTCAATACGATAAAGTTGTGTCATGTGGTAAATGCCTCCAGAATACCAGACTCATATTCATCTTGTAGTGCGAACTTTTGTGCTTTGAGAATATTCTTTTTTAATTTTGGATAATGGTTTAGATTAAGTTCATTATCTTCTGCAGCAATCAACTCAAAACATTCATTATCATCTTCTGCAAGAACATTCCAAAGTCCACCATCAGAAAAAGGTGCTGGAATAAAATGATCCACCAAATACAAGTACTTCATTGACCTCTTGTGTTTAACATTGATATCATAGGAGGTTTTTATTCAAAAGTCAAGTGTGCGGAAATTAAACTGTCCATAGTTTATTTGATACTATCTTTTCAAGTGTTCCAAGTTTAATACCAAATATATTTGATATTTCTTGATTTTTATATTTTTTAGAAGAGTGCATTTGACGTATTTGTTCAACTTTATTCCAGTTAAGGATCGCTCTCCCGTTTCTTTCCCCTTTAAGACCTTTTCTACTTGTATCTTCTCTTACTTTTCTTTCATTTTCATATCTTTTAATTTCTTCATCATTTCTTGGTATAAGTTTATATCCTTTATGTTGAATTCTTTTTCCATAAAGAGTTTCATGAAGATGTCCTACATTAAGATGATTGTTTCTACAATACTTTGATAAATTTAGAATTTTTATTCTTTCACCAGATGGCGTTTCTACCAAATATTCTTTACAGAAATATTCTGATGGTTGACCACCTCCAGGAGAAAGATTATACCCATTTTCTACAGTTTTGTATTTGGAAATCCAATGTATCTCTCTATCATCTAAAGTAGATAAATTACATTCCTCTACAATTCCCCAAATAAATCCCTCTTTTCCATATTTCTTAAGAGCATTCGCAAACTTATGATTGTATCTCTTACAATCCATAAAGTGCTCATTGATTCTCAAATTAAGATTATTTTTTACAGTTTGCCCAATGTATTTTTTTCCTGTAAAAATGCAATGAGCACAGTAAACTTTACCTGTTGAAGGCATAACTACTCTGCTGTTGAGTGACATAATATTTATATGATAAAGGAGGCATTTCTGCCTCCTTTCTTACCTGGAAAGTGTCACCCAACGCAGGTATTATTATTTATTTGTGTTTGTCAAGCAATGGATTTGCCTTTCAATTTCATACTTAATAGGCAATAGATGAGAAGCAAAGAAACCAGCAAATTGATTGCCCTGTAGTAGATTATAAATGTTCTCAGTTTGCTGTAGAGCAAGAATCAATTTTGTTTTTTCATTCATCAAATAAACTCCTGAATGTAATAATCGACAGTAATCTCAAGTTCGGCAGCTTTGCGTTCATAGAACATCTGAGCATAATCCTCTGCTGCTTGTCTTACCTGATAGTGCAACTCCTCTACCTGAGCGTGATTCATAAAGTCCTCAAAAGAATTAATAAACTGGGAAATGTCGGAATCGTTCATTTGGAAAGATGGCAACGGGAATGAGCGTGTGAGATTTCGGCACATTTAGTGTCATATGCCTTAAACAGTTTTGTATCACGCTGAATTAGAAATGCATTCCAACCCAGAATCGCAATGAATGCAAGATAGATGTAAGTTGGTTTCATCAGCACGCTCCTGCCATAGGATTGACATTCACCGATTCGGTATTGAAACCGGTCACATTATAACCCAGACCAATACGCTCTTCACACTCACGCTCAAAGTCACGTTTGGTGATACACTTGGTGCTCATTGTATCCACACCTTGAAACTTCAGCACCTTGTAGATAAACTGAGTATCACCGGCAACGGGAAAATAATCCACAACCATCGTGCCGGTGGTAGAAGTGAGTTGCATGGGGTGCTCCGTTGATTACCTTGTTATTATAGGTCAGAAGGAGGGCGTCAGGTCGTACCGTAGTCCAGTTTGCGAACTGTCCATCCGCTCCATCACAGAATAGAGTTTGTTATAGAGTGCTGACACACTTCCATAGTCTCTGGCAATATGAATTTCGTCAATATTCTCTAGATTTTGAAGTGCAGAGAGGATAATACCAATCTCATGCACATTTAGATTTACCTGTGTTTCTGTCATGTTCATTCTTGTTTGAAACAGATACGATCCATTATACATATAGCAAGTTCAAATTTCAACTCCTCGTCAATTTCTCCAAGTTGTTCCTGAAGAGCATCAGGAATGACTTCGTGCATAAATTCACACCAACGCTCATCCTGATAGATGTAATCAATCACCTCAGGAACCAGTGCCGATGCCAGTTTGTTAATTGTTTGATGAGAGAGTGCCATTTCAGTTAAGAGTGAGTTTGTATTTGTCAATCAGAAGATCACGCACAAGTTCGCGGTCAAAACTATCACCACAGAACCCTTGCCCTTTGATTCTGGCAATCCTGATAATGTCATTAGTTGCCTTACGAACCACAGTACGATTGATTCCGGCGATAGGATACAATTCACCAGGACCATAGAACGACATCACATAATCAATGAAATGATTGATGAATTCTTTAGAAAATGCGGTTGCAGTCATTTCAGTTGGCGAGTTGATTGAGAATGTGCCGGGCAAACTTCATAAAATCATAAGAAGTCACACCGTAAGGGTCAAAACCATCAAGCATATCAGTCTGATTGTAAGTATTGACAATCAGCAGGCAGGCATCGTAGAGTGCCGCTTCGTGCTCCTCTTGAGATCGGAAGGAGATTGCACTGTAGGAGGGCAGGGTCATGGGTGTGTTCCCTTGATTACCTTGTAATTATACTGCTCGCAGCAGGCGGTTCGGGAACCACTGTGCCACTTTGGGGACTGGTACACCTTGTTTATCAATTAGGTACTCCACATATAGCGTTTCTTCCTGTTCCCGTGCCTCAATTTCGTGTGGTTGATCCTCATAAGCATAAAATTCCACTGGTTCTTTACAATAAAACATTTTTCCACGACGGAACTGCAGGGAACCTACTACCCACTGCCTCAGATGGACCAGTTCATGAAAAAGAGTTTTTATATACAACTCCTCATTCATATGAGTCTGAAGTTCAATCAAGAACTCACGGGGACGATAAGATTCTCCCACATAATCACAGTAACCATAAACTCCTTCGCGTTTCAATCCACGATGAAGAATCTCAACCTCAATCTTGTGTCGTGGAAGAAACTTATTCAGAAACCAAACGGTAATGTCC